ATGTGGCGGGCGCTGGCCTCGAACATGCTGACCGTCCTGGCGGTCGGCCTCTTTCTGCTGGCGGGGCTGCTGGTGTGGGGGCAGAATCAGTTCACCGCCAGCGGGCCGCTTGACGAGCCGATCTGCCTGCGGGTCGAGCGTGGCTCGACCATGACGCGGGTGAGCCGTGAATTGCAGGAGGATGGGGCGGTCAGCAGCGCCACGATCTTTCGACTGGGTGCGCAGTATTCGGACAAGACCGGGCAGTTGAAGGCGGGCAGTTTCCTGATCCGCGAAGGCTCGTCCATGGACGAGATCATCGAACAGATCACCCGCGCCGGTGCCAGCACATGCGGCACCGAGATCGTCTATCGCATCGGCGTCACCCGTCAGACCGCCGAGGTGCGCGAGCTGGACCCCGCCACGCAGGCCTATGTCGAGCTGGTCGAGTTCGATCCCAACGCCGAGGACATCCCGCCGGTCTATGCAGAAAAGCGCGAGAAGTCCGACACGCGGTATCGCATTTCCCTGGCCGAGGGGGTCACCAGCTGGCAGGTGGTCGAGGCGCTGAAGGCGTGGGACGCCCTGTCGGGAGAAGTGGCGGAGGTGCCCGCCGAGGGCATGCTGGCGCCCGACAGCTACGAGGTCGTGGATGGGGCCGAACGCGCCGCGCTTCTGGACCAGATGCAGAGCCGCCAGCGGGCGCGGATCGACGCGGCGTGGGAAACCCGGCAGTCTGATCTGCCGATCTCGACTCCCGAGGAGATGCTGATCCTGGCGTCGATCATCGAGAAGGAAACCGGCGTGCCGGAAGAGCGTGGCCAGGTGGCCAGCGTCTTTGTGAACCGCCTGCGCCAGGGCATGCGCCTGCAGACCGACCCGACGGTGATCTATGGGGTCACCAAGGGCCAGGGCGTGTTGGGGCGCGGGTTGAGGCAAAGTGAGCTGCGCCGTGCAACGCCCTGGAATACATATGTGATCGAAGGGTTGCCGCCAACGCCGATCGCCAATCCGGGGGTTGCGAGCCTGGAGGCTGCGGTGAACCCGGACGAGACGGAATACGTGTTCTTCGTGGCCGATGGCAGTGGCGGGCACGCCTTTGCCGAAACCCTGGAGGAACACAATCGCAACGTCGCCAAGTGGCGCCAGATCGAGGCCGAGCAGCAGAGTTCGGGCAACTGAGGCGGTCTGGCGGAGGCCTATCGCCGGGTATTCGTAAGAATTCGGTAATCATTCCGGACGGTTAAGTGTTGCGCCTGTTGCGGAAGAGCTTGACTCTGCGCGCCTTGTCGCGTATAGGTTGTGTCATGCTAGAGGACGTGGGCAAACGGCCCCGGGGGTGACCCCGGTGGCCGTTTTTTCATGTCTCTCGTGCGGAGATCACTCTCGCATGAGGTCACGAGCACACATGACTTTGATTACCCCGGAGGAGCGAATCCTCGAGACGGCCGAGTTGCTGCGGTCGATTCACGAGTCCATTCGAGGTCTGAGGCAAGCGGCAGAAGACCTGCGCCGTCAGATTGTGGCCGGGGAGGATGCTGAACTTGCTGGCGCAACAAAGCAGTTCGGACAGGTGCAGAGCCTGATCCGCAACTGCCAGACCGTGGAGGCGCAACTTGCCGAACAATACAACCGACAGGCCGGAATCGCACAGGGAGGATACGCGCTCGACCTTGACGCCGCCCGGGTTGAGGTCGGGTGCCGGCTGGCTCGCCTGCGCGCCTGCTGCGGTGCGCGACCGGTTTCTGAGTGACATCGGGGAGGGAGGGCTGTGTGCCCTCCCTTTCCTGTTCGAGTTTTGGGCGCTGCCGCATCAGCTGCCGCCCGAGGGGAATTGGCGGAGCTGGGTGATCCTGGGCGGCCGTGGCGCGGGCAAGACGCGCGCCGGGGCGGAATGGGTGCGCGATCAGGTCGAAGGCGCGCGCCCGCTGGACCGCGGCCGGTCGCGGCGCGTGGCGCTTGTGGGCGAGACCCATGACCAGGTGCGCGACGTGATGGTGTTCGGGGACAGCGGAATCCTGCAGTGCTCGCCCCCCGACCGCCGCCCGCGCTGGAAGGCCACCGAGCGCAAGCTGATCTGGCCCAATGGCGCCGAGGCGCAGGCCTTTTCGGCACAGGACCCGGAAGGGTTGCGCGGGCCGCAATTCGACGCGGCCTGGGTGGACGAGCTGGCCAAGTGGAAGAAGGGCGGTGAGACCTGGGACATGCTGCAATTTGCGTTGCGGCTGGGCGAGGATCCGCGGGTCTGCGTAACGACGACACCGCGCAACGTGAAAGTGTTGAAGGATCTGTTGGCCGTGCCTTCGACGGTGCAGACCCATGCGCCGACCGAGGCGAACCGGGCCAACCTGGCGGCGTCGTTCCTGGAGGAGGTGCGGGCGCGCTATGCCGGGACTCGGCTGGGGCGGCAGGAACTGGACGGCGTGCTGCTGGCTGATGCCGAGGGGGCGCTGTGGACCACGGCGATGCTGGAGGGCGCGCGGGTGGCGCGGGCGCCGGCGTTGGACCGGGTGGTGGTGGCGCTGGATCCGTCGGTAAGCGGTGATGCCCGGGCCGATGCCTGCGGGATCGTGGTCGTGGGGGCGCAGCTTCAGGGGCCGCCGCAGGACTGGCGGGCCTATGTGCTGGCCGATTGCACGGTGCAGGGCGTGGGGCCTGCGGGCTGGGCGCGCGCGGCCGTTGCGGCACGTGATCGGTTCGGGGCGGAACGGCTGGTGGCCGAGGTCAACCAGGGCGGCAAGCTGGTGGAAGAGGTGCTGCGGCAGGTCGATCCGCTGGTGCCTTACAAGGCGGTGCACGCGGCGCGGGGCAAGGTGGCGCGGGCCGAGCCGGTGGCGGCGCTCTATGAGCAGGGGCGGGTGCGGCACCTGGGCGGTCTGGCCGAGCTGGAAGAGCAGATGTGCCTGATGACCGCGCGCGGATACGAGGGGCCCGGCTCGCCCGACCGGGTCGATGCGCTGGTCTGGGCCCTGCACGAGCTGATGATCGCGCCGGCGGCGCGGATCCGGCAGCCGCGGGTGCGCGTGCTCTAATCTGGATCGAACAAGAGCCTGGCACGGAGCGGGCGTCCCTCGGGGCGCCCGTTTTTCGTTTTTCCGGGGCGTTGCGGCAGCGCCGTGCGGTGGCTTTCACCGGTGTCAACGTCTTTGCGGGATAACGATCCCAACACGCCGGATGGTGCGGTGGTGAGCAGATAGGAGCGTGACAGATGGTATTTGATTTCCTGCGGCGGGGCAGCAGCGACGCGGTGCCGGAGGCCAAGGCGAGCGCCTCTGGGCCGGTCGTGGCCCTGCAGGATTCCGGCCGGGTGGCCTGGTCTCCGCGCGACACCGGATCGCTGACACGCACGGGGTTTGCGGGCAACCCGGTCGGGTTCCGGTCGGTCAAGCTGATCTCGGAGGCGGCGGCGGCGCTGCCGCTGGTGTTGCAGGATGCCGCGCAGCGCTATGACACCCATCCGGTCCTGTCGTTGATCCGGCGGCCCAACGCCGCACAGGGCAAGGCCGAACTGCTGGAGGCGCTGTTCGGGCAGCTGCTGCTGTCGGGCAACGCCTATGTCGAGGCGGTGCCGGGCGAGACGGGGGTGCCGGTCGAGCTGCATGTACTGCGGTCGGACCGGATGCGGGTGGTGCCGGGCGACGATGGCTGGCCGGTCGGCTATGTCTATTCGGTCGGCGGCAAGTCGCACCGGTACGACCGTGATGCGATCTGCCATATCAAGTTTTTTCACCCCCAGGACGACCACTACGGCCTGTCGCCGATGCAGGCCGCTGCGATGGCACTGGACGTGCACAACAGCGCGTCGCGCTGGTCCAAGGCCTTGCTGGACAATGCCGCCCGGCCCTCGGGCGCGCTGGTCTGGACCGGTGGCGACGGGCAGGGCGCGATGGCCGAGGATCAGTTCCGCCGCCTGAGTGACGAGATCGAGGCCAACTATCGCGGTGCGCGCAATGCCGGGCGGCCGATGGTTCTGGAAGGCGGCCTGGACTGGAAGCCGATGGGCTTTTCGCCCTCGGACATGGAGTTTCAGAAGACCAAAGAAGCCGCCGCCCGCGAGATCGCGCTGGCCTTCGGTGTCCCACCGATACTGCTGGGGATCCCGGGTGACGCGACCTATTCGAACTACCAGGAGGCCAACCGGGCATTCTATCGCCTGACCGTCCTGCCCCTGGTGACGCGGGTGGCGGCGGCGCTGTCGGAGTGGTTGTCGGGGATCGCCGGCGCGGCGCTGGAGCTCAAGCCCGACCTGGACCAGGTGCCGGCGCTGGCGGCCGAGCGCGATGCGCAATGGGCGCGGGTTGCGGCGGCCGACTTCCTGAGCACTGCCGAGAAGCGCGCGCTGCTGGGCCTGCCGGCGCTGCCGGAGCCGGAGGATGGCTGATGGGCCCGGATACGCGCCGTTCGATTGTGCGCCGGGTCTGAAGCTGGCCGCGCATGAACGGGTGGTCGCGATCCAGCACGAGCACCTGTGCCGCAGGCTGGATCAGCTGGAGGCGGTGCTGGCGCGGCTGGAGAAGCGGCTGTGGCTGGCGGTCTATGGGGTCGTAGCAGTGGTCCTGGCCCAGGCGTTTCAGTCCCTTCTGGTCGTGACACCATGATATTTCAATGAGTTGTATGGAGGTGTTCAGGCGAATGGACACGGGACTGGAACACAAGTTCGCGCGGTTCGGAGACGGGCTGACCGTCACCGACGGAGCGGTGATCGAAGGGTATGCCAGCCTGTTCGGGCAGGCCGACCAGGGCGGTGACATCGTCGGGAAGGGCGCTTACCGCAGCTCGTTGCGGGCGCTGGGGCGGCTGGGGCAGCGGGTCAAGATGCTCTGGCAGCACGACCCGGCGCAACCCATCGGCGTGTGGGACGAGGTGCGCGAGGACGGCACGGGCCTGTGGGTCAAGGGCCGGCTGCTGGAGGCCACGCAGAAGGGGCGCGAGGCGGCCGCACTGATCGCCGCCGGCGCCATCGACGGGCTGTCCATCGGATACCGGACACGCAAGGCCGGCAAGGATGACAAGGGCCGCAGGCTCTTGACCGAACTGGAGCTTTGGGAGGTGTCGCTGGTGACGTTCCCGATGCTGCCCAGTGCGCGGGTGGCGGCAAAGGGCTGTGAGCCCGAGACCGACGACACCTGGCGCAGCATTGCCGAGGTGCTGAACGGGGCCCGGCAGGAATTGGCGCGGCGATAGCCCGCCGGAACACCGTCCAGGGAAAGGGATGTGCAGATGAGCAAGACCGAGCAGGCGGCCTTGGCCGGCGAGGATATGTCCCCGGTTCAGGAGGCGAAGCAGGCGATCAGCCGGTTCGTCAATGAATTCAAGGGGTTTCAAGGTGAAATCCAAAGCAGACTTCAACAAACGGAAGAGCGAGTGACCATGCTGGATCGAAAAACTCAAACCGCGGCGCGGCCGCACCTGGCCGCCGCGACCGATACCGGCGCGCCGCATCAGAAGGCGTTCAACGCCTATCTGCGCTCGGGCGACGATGACGGTCTGCGCGGCCTGGAACTGGAGGGCAAGTCGCTGTCCTCGGCGGTGAACAGCGATGGCGGCTATCTGGTCGATCCGCAGACCGCCGACACGGTCAAGTCGGTGCTGAAATCCACCGCGTCGATCCGGTCGATTGCCAGCGTCGCCAATGTCGAGGCCAACTCCTTCGACGTTCTGATCGACCATACGGATGTGGGCGCCGGCTGGGCCGATGAAACCAGCCCCGCCGCCGAGACCGGGACGCCGTCGATCGACCGCATCTCGATCCCGCTGCACGAGTTGAGCGCGCTGCCCAAGGCGAGCCAGCGCCTGCTGGATGACAGCGCCTTCGATATCGAGGGCTGGCTGGCCGGGCGCATCGCGGACAAGTTCGCGCGGGCTGAGGCCGACGCCTTCATCAATGGCGATGGCGTCAACAAGCCGCGCGGGTTCCTGACCCATGCCACGGTGGACAACGATGTCTGGAACTGGGGCAATCTGGGCTATGTCCCGACCGGAATCTCCGGCGGTGTCGATGCCGATGCCATCGTCGACATGGTTTATGCGCTGGGCGCGCAGTACCGCGCCAACGGCACATTCGTGATGAACTCGAAGACCGCGGGACACGTGCGCAAGCTGAAGGATGCCGATGGCCGCTTCCTGTGGTCCGATGGTCTGGCCGCCGGCGAGCCGGCGCGGCTGATGGGCTATCCGGTGGTGATCGCCGAGGACATGCCGGATGCCAGCGACGGCAGTTTCTCGATCGCGTTCGGGGATTTCCGCGCGGGATACACCATTGCGGAGCGGCCCGACCTGCGCGTTCTGCGCGACCCGTTCAGCGCCAAGCCGCATGTCCTGTTCTATGCCACCAAGCGCGTCGGCGGCGACGTGAGCGACTTCGCCGCGATCAAGCTGTTGAAATTCGGCACCGCCTAGGCGGGCCGGGCAGGGGCCGGGAAACCGGCCCCGGGTGCGGGCGCGTGTCGGGGTTCGGCCCCGCGTTGTCTAGCTGCTCCCCTCCGTCCGAGCAACGTGGGGTCCGGCAGGCGTCCGCAGTCAAGCAGAACAACAGGCGGCCCGGAGGGGCGCGCGCTTGCGGAGTGATTGGATGATGTTGATCGAAGAGACCACCGTACCCGATGCGGCGCTGCCGGTGGCCGAGTTCAAGGCGCATTTGCGGCTGGGATCGGGATTCGCCGAGGATGACGTGCAGGACGAGGTGCTGCGGGGCTTCCTGCGGGCGGCCATCGCGGCCATCGAGGCGCGCACCGGCAAGGTTCTGATCGAACGGGAGTTCTCCTGGACCCTGACCGGTTGGCGGGATCGTGCGGGCGTGCTGCTGCCGGTGGTGCCGGTTCGGTCTGTGGCAGGGATGGTTCTGGTGGATGCCCTGGGTGCCGAGACCGCTGTGGCGGCGTCTGCCTATCGGCTGGAGAAGGATAGCCAGCGGCCGCGCCTGCGCCCGACCGGTGCGCTGCTGCCGTCGGTGCCCCTGGGCGGCGAACTGCGCATCGGGCTGGTGGCCGGGATGGCGCCGGATTGGGGCGCATTGCCCGCCGATCTTGGCCAGGCTGTGCTGCTGCTGGCGGCGCATTACTACGAGTACCGGGCAGAGACGGCGCTGGGCGATGGCTGCATGCCGTTCGGTGTCACCAGCCTGATCCAGCGCTATCGGGTGCTGCGGTTTGGTCTGGGAGCGGCGCGATGAAGGCGCCGCATCTCAACCGCCGGCTGGTGCTGGAGGCCCCGACGCGGGTGCCGGATGGCGCGGGTGGCTATGTCGAAAGCTGGGCGCCCCTGGGCACGGTCTGGACCCACGTGAGTGTCCGCGGCAGCGGCGGTGAACGGGCGGAGGCCGGGATGCCGGTATCGCGCACGCGCTTCCGGATCGTGCTGCGCGGTGCGCCGGTGGGCTCGTCCATGCGGCCTGCGCCGGATCAACGTCTCACAGGAGACGGGCGGATCTATGTCATCCGGGCGGTGGCCGAGCACGACCCGGCGGGCCGCTACCTGACCTGTTTCGCGGACGAGGAGGTGGCGGCATGAGTTATGGCGTTTCGGCGGCGCTGCAGGCGGCGGTCTATCAGCATCTCATGGCGGATGCGGGCGTCGGCGATCAGGTCGGCGGTGCGATCTATGACGCGCTGCCGCCGGGCGAATTGCCGGCGACCTATGTGACGCTCGGTCCCGAGGAGGTGCGCGATGCGTCGGATGGCACCGGCGCCGCGGCGTGGCACCGGTTCACGGTGTCCGTGGTCACGGACGCGGCCGGGTTCGGCGCGGCCAAGACCCTGGCTGGCGCCATCTGCGATGCGCTGGAGGACGCGCCACTCGGCCTGAGCCGCGGGCGCCTCGTGGGGCTGCGGTTCGAACGCGCCTCGGCCCGGCGGACAGGGGCGGCGCGGCGGTTGCGGCGCATCGACCTGCGGTTTCGTGCCCGCGTGGAAGACAACTGATCAAATCCTAGGAGAGAGCATATGGGTGCCCAGAACGGAAAGGACCTGCTGGTCAAGGTCGACATGAATGGCGGCGGTCTGTTCGAGACCGTCGCGGGGCTGCGCGCGACGCGCGTGAGCTTCAACGCCGAGACCGTCGATGTCACCAGCCTGGAGAGCCAGGGCGGCTGGCGCGAGCTGCTGTCGGGGGCGGGTGTGAAATCGGCGGCGATCTCCGGCTCGGGCGTGTTCAAGGACGCCAATACCGACGAGCGGGCGCGGCAGCTGTTCTTTGACGGCGAGATGCCGGACTTTCAGGTCATCATCCCCGATTTCGGCGTGGTCGAGGGGCCGTTCCAGGTCACGGCGATCGAATATGCCGGCAGCCACAATGGCGAGGCGACCTATGAGATGTCGCTGGCCAGTGCCGGCGCGCTGACCTTCACGGCGCTTTGAGCCATGGCCAATCCGTGGACGGGTGAGGTGGCGCTGGTCATCGACGGGCGGCGGCGGGTGATGAAGCTGACGCTGGGCGCGCTGGCCGAGCTGGAGACGGCGCTGGAGAGCGGTTCCCTGGTCGAGTTGGTGCAGCGCTTCGAGGGCGGCGGGTTTTCCAGCCGCGATGTGCTGGCGCTGTTGCTGGCCGGGCTGCGCGGCGGTGGCGAGGAGGTGAGCCGCGAGGCGCTGATGACGGCCGAGATCGCGGGCGGCCCGGTGGCTGCGGCGCGGGCGGCGGCGGAACTGCTGGCGCGCGCCTTCACGGTGCCGGGCGCGGCATGAGCGGGCTGGACTGGACCGCGCTGATGCGGGCCGGGATGCAGGGGCTGCGGCTGAGGCCCGAGGCGTTCTGGCGCCTGACTCCGGCCGAGCTGCGGCTGCTTTTGGGCCAGGGTGGAGGGTCCGCGCCGCTGAATCGCGCCGGGCTGAACGCGCTGATGTCGGCCTGGCCGGATGAGAAACGAGGAGAGAGCGATGACGGATCGTGACGGGTTTTCCGACCTTCAGGACAGCGGCGAGGCCCTGGGCGACACGCTGGGCGACGCGGCGGCCATTGCGGCGGGGTTCGATGCGCAGCTGCGCCGGGTGCGCGACAGTTTCGCGGCCGCGGGCAAGGACGTCGAAGTGCTGGACCGCGGCCTGTCCAAGGGGCTGCGGCGGGCTTTCGACGGGGTCGTTCTGGACGGCATGAAACTGTCGGACGCGCTGGAGACGGTGGCGCGGTCGATGATCCAGACGACCTATTCCGCCGCGATAAAGCCGGTGACGGATCACGTGGGCGGGGTGCTCGCCAAGGGTGTCGGAGGTCTGTTCGAGGGGCTGTTGCCCTTTGCCGATGGCGGCAGTTTCTCGCAGGGGCGGGTGATGCCCTTCGCCAGGGGCGGCGTGGTCAGCGGGCCGGTCGCCTTTCCCATGCGCGGCGGCACCGGGCTGATGGGCGAGGCCGGGCCGGAGGCGATCATGCCGCTGGCCCGCGGACCCGATGGCAAGCTGGGCGTGCGCAATTCCGGCGGCGGCGGGCCGGTCAACGTGGTGATGAACATCTCGACGCCGGACGTCCAGGGATTCCGCCGCAGCCAGGGGCAGATCGCCGCACAGATGAGCCGCGCCCTGGGGCGTGGCAACCGCAACCGCTGAGGGGATGGCAATGAATTTTCACGAGGTGAGGTTTCCCGCCAATCTGAGCTTCGGCTCGGTCGGCGGGCCCGAGCGGCGCACGGATGTGGTGACGCTGGCCAACGGGCACGAAGAGCGCAACACGCCCTGGGCGCATTCGCGGCGCCGCTATGACGCCGGGCTGGGGCTGCGCTCGCTCGACGACATCGCGGCGCTGATCGCGTTCTTCGAGGCGCGGCGCGGGCAGATGTTCGGCTTCCGCTGGAAGGACTGGTCGGACTACAAGTCCTGCGCCGCATCGGGTGAGGTCGCGTTCGATGACCAGGTGATCGGCATGGGCGACGGGCAGGAGACCGACTTCGGTCTGGTCAAGATCTACCGTTCCGGCGACTTCAGCTATGTGCGCCCCATCGTCAAGCCGGTTGCCGGCACGGTGCGGGTCGGGGTCGAGCAGGACGCGCTGCGCGAAGGTGTGGACTATGCGCTTGACGCCGCGCGGGGGCGGGTGACCTTTGCCGACCCGCCGGCCGAGGGCATGGCGATCACGGCCGGGTTCGAGTTCGACGTGCCCGTGCGGTTCGATACCGACCGGATCCAGACCAGCGTGGCCAGTTTCCAGGCGGGCGAGGTGCCGAACGTCCCGGTGATCGAGGTGCGGGTCTGATGGGCGGGATGGACGCGGCGTTCCGGGCGCATGTGGAATCCGGCCTGACGACACTGGCGCGGTGCTGGGCGGTCACCCGGACGGACGGGCGGCAATTCGGGTTCACGGATCACGACGCCGATCTGCATTTCGAGGCCATCCGGTTTCGGGCCGATAGCGGCCTGACCGCGCTGGCCCTGCAGCAAAGCACCGGTCTGTCGGTGGACAACACCGAGGCACTGGGCCTGCTGAGCGATGCCTCGGTGACGGAAGCGGATATCGAGGCGGGCCGCTTCGACGGGGCCGAGGTGCGGGCCTGGCTGGTCAACTGGGCCGACCCGGCGGTGCGCTGGCTGCAGTTCCGGGGCACTATCGGGGAGTTGCGGCGCAAGGGTGCTGCGTTCGAGGCCGAACTGCGCGGGCTGACCGAGGTTCTGAACCGGCCGCAGGGGCGGACCTACCAGAAGCCCTGCACGGCGGTTCTGGGCGATGGGTCCTGCCGCTTTTCCCTGGACACGCCCGGCTTTTCGACCGAACGGCCGCTGGAGGTGGTCGAGGACCGGCGGATCTTTCGTTGGGCGGAGATGGACGATTTCGAACCCGGTTGGTTTCAACGCGGACGGTTGAGCGTGCTGGACGGCCCCGCTGCGGGGCTGTGGTCCTCGATCAAGCAGGACCGGATCCTGTCGGACGGGGCCCGCGAGATCGAGCTGTGGGAGCCGATCCGCGCCGAGGTGTCTGCGGGTGACATGGTGCGCCTGGAGGCCGGGTGCGACAAACGCATGGAGACCTGTCGCCTCAAGTTCAACAACCTTCTGAACTTTCAAGGGTTTCCCGACCTGCCCAGCGAGGATTGGGTGATGGCCGTTCCCCGGCGGAGTGGGGCCAACACTGGCGGGAGCCGGCGATGACGGGGGCGTCGGACAGGATCGTGCGGGCCGCGCGCGGCTGGATCGGAACACCCTACCGGCACCAGGCCTCCACGCGGGGCGCAGGCTGCGATTGCCTCGGGCTGGTGCGCGGGGTCTGGCGCGAGGTGTTCGGGCGGGAGCCCGAGGCGGCGCCCGCCTATTCTATGGACTGGTCCGAGCCGCAGGGCGAAGAGCGGCTCTGGGCGGCCGCGCGCCGCCATCTGAGGGTCTGCGGCGACGCCGCGCCCGCGCCGGGCGATGTCTTGCTGTTTCGGATGCGCGACGGGGCTGTGGCCAAGCACCTGGGCCTGCTGGCGAAGGTCGGATCGGCCCCCAGCTTCATCCATGCCTATTCCGGGCATGGCGTGGTCGAAAGCCCGCTGAGCGATCCGTGGAAACGCCGGATCGTGGCGCGGTTCCAATTTCCTTCGGAGGATACCTGATGGCGACAATCTTTCTTTCGGCGGCAGGCGCGGCCATCGGCGGGTCGATCGGCGGCTCGGTCCTGGGCCTGTCCTCGGTCGCCATCGGGCGCGCGGTGGGCGCGACCTTGGGCCGGGTGATCGACGACCGCCTTCTGGGCGGCAGCAGCGGCGGGTCCGAGGCGGTCGAGACCGGCAAGGTCGACCGGTTCCGGCTGACACGCACCGGCGAGGGCGCACCGGTCGCCCGCGTGTTCGGCCGGATGCGTGTGGGGGGGCAGGTGATCTGGGCCTCGGATTTCCGCGAGACCACGACGACCACGGTCACCGGGGGCGGCGGTGGCGGCAAGGGCGCGCCGCGTCCCACGCAGCCCGAGACCCGGGCCATGGAGTACAGCTATTCCGTGTCGCTGGCACTGGCGCTGTGCGAGGGCGAGATCCTCTCGGTTCCGCGGGTCTGGGCCAATGGCGAAGAGGTTGCGCCGCGCGATCTGAACATGCGCGTCTATCGCGGCACTGCCGACCAGTTGCCCGATCCGGCGATCGAGGCTGTCGAGGGCGCCGGGCAGGTTCCGGCCTATCGCGGCACCGCCTATGTGGTGATGGAGGATCTGCCGCTAGGTCCGTTCGGCAACCGGGTGCCGCAGTTCTCGTTCGAGGTGATGCGCGGCGAGCAATCCGACGACCCGGAATTTCCCGCACGGTTGAGCGAGATCGTCAAGGGCGTGGCCCTGATCCCGGGCACCGGCGAATACGCGCTGGCCTCCGAACAGGTGAACTATACCAGCGGGCCGGGCAGTTTCTGGGCCGCCAACATGCACAGCCGGTCGGGGCAGAGCGACCTGGTGACCTCGGCCACGGCGCTGGACGAGGAGCTGCCGGGCTGCGGCGCGGTCTCTCTCGTGGTGTCGTGGTTCGGGGGCGACCTGCGCTGCGGTTCATGCCGGTTGGAGCCCAAGGTCGAACGCCGCGAACACGATGGCGCCAACATGCCGTGGTCAGTCGCGGGGCTGGACCGGGCCGGTGCGGCAGAGGTGCCGCGTTGGGAGGGCGAGCCGATCTATGGCGGTACGCCGTCCGATGCCTCGGTGGTTCAGGCGATCCGCCATCTGCGCGGTGCCGGCAAGCGGGTGATGTTCTATCCCTTCATCCTGATGGATCAGCAGGAAGGCAACGGGTTGCCGGACCCCTGGACCGGGACGGTGGGGCAGCCGGCGCTGCCGTGGCGCGGGCGCATCACGCTGAGCGTCGCGCCGGGACAGGCAGGTTCGCCCGACGGCACGGCGGCGGCCGAGGCCGAGGCGCAGGCCTTCTTCGGTACCGCCTCGGCCGGCGACTTCAACATCGGTGACGGCACGGTCGCCTATTCCGGCCCGCCGGAATGGAGCCTGCGGCGCTTCATCCTGCACTATGCGGCGCTGTGCAAGGCGGCAGGCGGGGTCGACGCGTTCTGCATCGCCTCGGAGATGCGCGCGCTGACACAGATCCGCGGTGCGGCGGGCTTTCCCGCCGTGGCGCAGCTACGGGCGCTGGCGGCCGAGGTGCGGGCCATCCTGGGGCCGGGCACCAAGCTGGGCTATGCCGCCGACTGGTCGGAATACTTCGGCTATCAGCCGGCCAACGGGTCGGGCGACCGTTATTTTCATCTTGACCCGCTCTGGGCCGACACGGCGATCGACTTCGTGGGGATCGACAACTACATGCCGCTGTCGGACTGGCGCGAGGGCGAGGACCATCTCGACGCTGCGCGCGCGCGCAGCATCTACGAGCTCGGCTACCTGCGCGGGAATGTCGAGGGCGGCGAAGGATATGACTGGTTCTACCGGTCCGAACGCGCGCGCGCCCAACAGATCCGCACGCCGATCACCGATGACGCGCATGACGAGCCGTGGATCTGGCGCTACAAGGACCTGCGCAACTGGTGGGCCAATCCGCATCACGAGCGGATCGGCGGGATGCGCAGTGCCGAGCCCACGCAATGGGTGCCTCAATCGAAGCCGATCTGGTTCACCGAGCTGGGCTGCGCGGCCATCGACAAGGGCACCAACCAGCCCAACAAGTTCATCGACCCGAAATCCTCGGAATCGCGCCTGCCGCGGTTCTCGACCGGGCTGCGCGACGACCTGATCCAGATCCAGTATCTGCGCGCGGTGCTGGGCCACTGGTCCGATCCATCCGCCAACCCGGTCTCGGAGGTCTACGGCGCGCCGATGATCGACATGGCCAACGCCTATGTCTGGACCTGGGACAGCCGGCCCTATCCGGCCTTTCCGGCGATGCTGGAACAGTGGAGCGACGGGCGCAACTACGGCCGGGGCCATTGGCTCAACGGGCGCACCGGCAACCGCACGCTGGCCTCGGTCGTGGCCGAGATCTGCCTGCGGGCCGGGCTGCTGGAGTTCGACGTATCGCAGCTCTGGGGCGTTGTGCGCGGCTACACCATCGAAGAGGTGGGGGATGCCCGGGCAGCCTTGCAGCCGCTGATGCTGCGGCACGGGTTCGATGCGATCGAGCGGGATGGGCTGCTGGTCTTTCGCCCGCGCGACGGGCTGCGGCCGCGCGCGATCGAGGCCGAGCAGTTGGCCGACAGTCCGGACCTGGACGGCGACATCGAACATCTGCGCGAGGCAGAGGCGGCGATGACCGGCCGGGTGCGGTTGCGCTTCGTGCAGACCGGCGCGGATCATGACGTGGTGGCCGAAGAGGCGGTTCTGCCCGATGACACGACCCACGCGGTGGCCACCAGCGAAATCGCGCTGGCCCTGACCCGCGCCGAAGGGCGTCAGACCGTCGAGAGGTGGCTGGCCGAGGCCCGGGTCGCGCGCGAGACGGCGCGGTTCGCCCTGCCGCCCTCGGCAATGGAGCTTGGTGCGGGGGATGTCATCCGCATGCCGTCCGAGGCGGGCTCCGGCCTCTACCGGATCGACCGGGTCGAGCAGACCGACCTGCAACTGATCGAGGCGGTGCGGATCGAGCCCAATCTCTATCGGCCGACCGAGATGCCGGACGATCCGCCGGGGCTGCGCCACTTCACCGCGCCGGTTCCGGTTCTGCCGCTGTTTCTGGACCTGCCGCTCATGCGCGGCGACGAGGTGCCGCATGCGCCGCACCTGGCCGTGACGGCGCAGCCGTGGCCGGGATCCGTGGCGGTCTACGGCTCGATGAGCGACGACAGCTATACGCTCGACCAGATCGTCGCGGCGCGCGCGGTGGTCGGGACCACCGAAGCGCCAGTGCGGCGGGCCGAAAGCGGGCTTTGGGACGGGGCGAACCAGATCCAGGTCAAGCTGGTTGCCGGGGCGCTGGAATCGCGGCCGCGCGAGGCGGTGCTGAACGGGGCCAACCTGGCCGCCATCGGCGACGGCTCGCCGGGCAACTGGGAGCTGTTTCAGTTCTCGCAGGCGCAGCTGATCGCGCCGGACACCTATCTCTTGAGCGACCTGTTGCGCGGGCAGCTGGGCACGGATGCGACAATGCCCGAGGTCTGGCCGGCGGGGTCCAGCGTGGTGCTGATTGACGCCGCATTGGCCCAGGTTGACCGGCCCGGATCGGCGCGGCGGGTGGCGCGGCACTACCGGATCGGGCCGGCTGCGCGCGGATATGACGATCCCGCCTATCTGCACCGGGTGGAAGCCTTCGACGGGATCGGGTTGCGGCCCTATGCCCCGGTTCATCTGCGGGCCGAGGGCGGGCCGGCTGGCATCTGTGTCAGCTGGATCCGCCGGACCCGGATCGACGGCGACGACTGGACCAACCCCGATGTGCCGCTGGGCGAGGAGAGCGAGCGTTATCATGTGCGTGTGCGCAGTGGCGGCGGGATCCTGCGCGAAGAGAGCACCTCCACGCCAGACTGGCTCTATTCGACGGCGATGCAGGCCGAAGACGGGGCGGCGGCACCCTTCCGGATCGAGGTCGCGCAGGTCTCTGGGCGGTTCGGGCCGGGGCCGTTCCGGTCGGTCATCGTGGAGGGCTGACGCCATGCGGCCGGTTCTGCATGGCGACGTGGCCAGCGCGGCGCGCGCGCTTCTGGCCGTGCCGCGCGCGCAACGCGACGCGCTGTGCGTGCGAATGATCCGCGAGGCGGGTATCGCCTCGCGCCACGTGCAGCGCACCGGGCGGATACACCTGCTCTTCGGCAACGGCTCGCTGATGTCGGCGGCGCGCAAGCGTGTTCTGGCGGATGAGCCGGGTTTTGACGATGTCGAATACTGCCAGTGTTTCGAGACGGTTCTGCGGGCTGTGGTCCGCGCGCGCCTCAGCCGGACGCGCAGCTGA